CCCTGCGGGCAGCCGCAGCAGCACGCCTGCTCCGTGCCGACCTTGCCGTCACGCAGGACGATCTTGCCGTCTTGGAGCGTGATGAGCGTCATTCCGCTGCCGTGGCGCAGGTGGTGGTGCTAAACCACTTGATGCAGCCGCTCGTGTCGTGGCCCAGCACCTGCTCGGTGGTTCGCGAATAGCCGGGGAACACCCGGAAGTCGACGCCGCCGACCGCGGACACGCACGTGCCGCAGTCGCTCTGCGAGTCAATGGCGATCCAACCAAAACCGTTGTGCCCGAGCGCCACCCAGCGGTTCGTACAGTTCGTGTCGCTGCCGAACTGCACGTAGTGGTTGTAGGCGACCACGGTGACCGCGGAAGCCACGCCGCCAGGAGGGCCGTTGTAAACCGTCACGACGGCGGTGCTGCCGCTGGCCCAGCTACTGCCGCTGTGATTGGCAATCAGCAGCCGCACGCCGGGGGACCGGCCGCCGTAGTCGGGGCCGCCCAGGCTGGGCCTGTCCGGGTTGCGCTCAGCCAGGCGGACGGCCTTGCCGATCCGCTTGGCGTCGTTTTCGTTGAAGCCGAAGGCGGTCACAGGCTACTCCGCAAAAACGACGTACCGCAGCGGCAAGGCAGTGCCGTAGCTCTTGGCCCCGATGGTGATGGTCTTCTCGAGCGGCGCGACCGCCGGCTGGCCACGACGCAGCGAGACGAACTCGTGCAGCGTAGTGCCGTCGTACTTGCCCAGGGCGATGTAGGCCGTGCCCGAGGTGGCCGTCGAGAGATTGCGGAACGCAGCGTAGCCCGCAGTGACCACGTCGCCGAGCGACAGCGTCTCCACGTTGGTGCCGATCTGGACGATGCCACCCGCCGAGCCCTGAGCGGCTTGGTCGAACTGCAGGCCCGACGTGGCAAAGCTCTCCTCGTGGTTGCCGTTCTTGCACCGCACCGACACGGCGACGTTTAGTTCATTGGCCATTGCTTGCTCCTAGATGCCACAGTCCGAGAATATCTGAGCCATGTTGACCTTCTGGTACGGGTACAGATACCGCACCAATGGATCGCTGCCGATAGTCAGCTGGCCGCCGTTGCCGTCAAGCGGCACGGGCTGTCCGACCGGGTTACCGGCCTTGTCGAGGATGGCCTTGCGGTCGCCGCCAACCACTTCATTAAACCCAGCGTCGAAGTACTGGATTTCCCACAAGTCAGGCTTGTAGAGAAACTCGATGCTGATGGTCCACACGTTGTTCTTCTGGTCGTACTCGCCGTTCCATCCGGTCATGCGCACCGAGTACTCGGGGCCGCCAAGGAACTCACCGTTATTGCAGGTGTTCGTGTACCGCAGCAGCTGGTCGAAGCGCGGGTTCAGCACCTGCGTGTTGGTGTAGGTTAGCCGCACCAAGGCCGACTCTTCCTCGAGGCCATCCACCGGATCGCCTGCCGAGTTGCGCGCCGGCAGCTGCCCCGCGTTGCTAAACGCCGGCACGTCGTTAAGGTCCGACCAGCCGAGGGCGGGCTTCGTGACGCCCTGCGTCTGGATGGTGATGCGTTGCCAGGTCGTGGGCTCAATGCCCTGCGGCTCCGGCAACCCTTCGCCTTCCGGCTTGGCGTCGTAGCGGACGCTCATCACCACGGCCCGCTCGTTGTCCTTGTAGTGCGACAGCTCGCGGCCGTTCACCACGAAGGTCAGCCCACCTTCGATAACCTCGTCGTCGATCTGCGGCAGCGGACGATTGCCCAGATTGGGCCAAGAAGTTGCGTCGTCCAGAATCTCGCCAAAGGACGGGTCTTTGCCGTCCGCAATGACGAGAAACTTCTGCGTTGCCGAGTGTTGCTTGGTGCCCTTGTCGCCCTTGGACTCGGACAGCTCCAGGCTTCGCAGTAGTCGTGCGTCGATAAGTGCCATGGTTACACCGAGATGGTCGCGAGGCCGATGCCGCCACCCAAGCCGGCCAGGCTGGACTCAATCTCCTCGAGGCTCTCGGCCGACTGCTCCGCTGCATCGGCCGTGCGGGCCTGGTCCTTGGCACCCTCAAGCCGCGGGTCCGCACCTCGCATGATGCTGTTGCGGAACGCCTCGCCTTCACCCGTGCCGGCCACAATGGCTCTGAGCGATTCGGAGGAAGCACGCACCGCTGCCATCAACTGCGGAGCAGCAGACGCGCCAAGAGACTGTCCGGCGCTGGCGGCTGCATTCTGCATTCCGGCCTCGACGCTTTTCATGTTCTTGTCAAATGCAGCCAGTGGATTGGCGAAGTTCTCAAGGCCCTGTGCAGTAAGGTTCCCGGCAGCATCACCAAGGATGCCGGCCTCGCTAAAAGATGCCGCCGCTAGCTCGTTCGTCGCATCTGCGGCGCTTTGCATGGCAGATGCGATGCCCAAATCAATGCCAGGCAGTGACGCAATTAGGTTTGCAATGCCTTCCGTGACTGCCCCAATACCACCAGTGATAGAAGCAAATGCCAGAGCGCCTGCCGCACCAAACGCGGCAATGCCTCCTGCCGCCATCTGGAAAACGCCAGTGACCATCGTTGCCGCACCAGTAATCAAACGAAGCGTTACCGCGAGGGATGACATCTGACTACTTGCCTGCTCGGTGCCAGGAATAACCGTCGTGAAAAAAGCGACAAACTGCGAAGTCATCGCCTTGATTTCAGGAATCACGTTCATGACTTCTCTGACCAGCGTCTGAAATAGCGGCACGAACGCCTGGCCTAATTGGCTCTGGAGGGTAGAGAAATTCGCCTGGAGGATCCTTTGCTGGTTCGCCAACGAACCAGAGGTGCGAACGAAGTCACCCTGTGCGAGCGATGTCTGGCCGAGAATTGCTGCGTACGCAGCTTGCGCCTTAATGGACGGCGTCAACGCAGTCTTCAGCGTGGCCGTGAGGCCCATCCTCATGGCGTGCTGCCGGAGCGTCGCGTCGTCAAGTAAGACGCCATATCGTCGCAGAGGCTCCGCTTCTCCACGAAGGCCAGCGCCAAGGGCCAGCAGTGCGTCTTCTATGCTCGTGTTGTTGAAGCTCGCCAGGTCTGCGGCCAACGAAGTCATGCTGATGGAAAAATCAGCCGACTGGTTTTCCGCGAGACCAATCGCGCGAAATAGGTTTCCGAACGTCCCTGTAGCCCGCAGCGCTTCGGTTTCCGAGATGCCAATTGCGGACGACGACTTGGCAAACTTTGCGACTGCCTCAGCCGCATTGCCAAAGACTACAGTTGACTTGCTTTGTTCTTCGCCAAGCGCGACTGTCGCGTCGACCGCTCCTCGCATCGCCCTGAAAAGTGACCCGACAGCAGCCGTCACTCCCCGGATTGCAGTCGTCGCCGCCAGAAACGTTGCGGCTGCGTCTATTCGTTTGATGCTTCCGGCGAATCCGCCCAGCTGCTTACTGGCCCGGCCCAGCCCAGCGGTGAGGCCGCCGGTGCTGGCCGTGATGGAGACGTTGACGCGACCGAAGTTCTTGGCGGCCATGGCTCACCTCTTGGCCGACTGGAGAATGCGGAACATCTCCTGCGGCGTCTGGCCACGCTTCGGAACCGGCATGAAGTCGTGCGGCTGCATGGCCGGCTTACCCTTGGGGCGGTTGCTGTTGTAGTTCTGTGCCATGAGCACCGCGTCCCGTAGCCACTCGTCGCCCCACGGCATTAGCTGGAAGGCGGCCATCCACCGCTCGAGCTGCCACCACGGGATCTGGTCTGCCAATCCTCCTGGCCCTTCGACGTTCCACTCGCCGAGTTGCAACGCCAGCCGGTACAGGAACAGCAGCACCGGCCGGCTTTCTAGTTTTTTGCGGCGTCCTCCAAGGCGTCCGTGTTCAGGCCGTTCAGCTTGAACCCGGCATCCACGATGGCCTGCACGCTGTCGCTGTCCAACTCGCCGATGGCGTCGGCGTCGTTGTCCGTGAACATCCGCGTGCCGTCCTCGTTCACGGCCAGCAGGGCCACGACCTGAGCCCGCACGTTCCGCAGGTTCACCTTGCCGGGGATGCCCCCGGTGACGATTTCCTCAAACCGGTCTCGGTCCCGGGCGGTGAACTTGGCCACATGCACCGTGCCCAAGCCCGGCACCTCGACAGGTGCCCGAGGCCGCACGTTGCGCTTGGCAAGAATCTCCTCGCGTGTCAGAGCCACAGTCCGCGCCTCCTGCTCTTAGATGCCGATGTTGCCCGACAGCTTGATGGTCAGCGTGCCGGTCATCATGTCGTCCTTCGGGGCCGAAGCCTCGAATGACGATGCGTAGCCAAACGCACTCCACAGCGCCGTGGCGGTTCCGCCGTTGGCAAAGTAGATGTTGACGGCCTGGTTGGTCGCCACGTTGGTAAGAAGGTTGACCGGGTTGAGCGCCGGGTCGTGGTGAATCTCCAGCGACAGCTCGCCCGGGTCGTAGTACTCGCTGGCGAGAAACACCTTGCCGCCCGTGGTGAGCAGATGGCTGGCATCGACCACATCACGGCTCACGCCGCCGAGCGAGACGCTGTTGACCTTGTAGTGGGTCGCGGCGCTGCCGACGATGCTGCCGAACGTAACGAAGGTGCCCTGTCCGATGTCTACTGCCATAGTCTGAGCCTCCTTGCTCAGGGTTCTGCGTATGTAACCTCGACCGAAAGATCTGTGCGATAGACCGGCAGCTGCTCGCCGCTGGGGGCGATTTCCTGCTGGTCGTCGTCACTCCTCACGACAGCCAGCCGGATGCGGTCGGTCCGCTTGTATTGTAAGGCGGCCTTTACGGCACGCGCGAGGTTTCGCACCTCGAGCAGGGTGGTTGAGATGCAGGAAAACGTGTACGTCGCCCGGATCAGCGAGCCCGGCCCGAGGGAGTGCGTGAACGGGTCTTTCAGCTGCGTCTCGCGGGCGAACACGATGCACGGGAACGCCGTGCCCTGCGGGGCCTGCACCTGGTAGATGCGGCTCCCGGCCTGCATGGCGATGTCGGCGTCGGCGGACAGCACCTGGACCAGGGCCTCGTCAATGTGGGTGACGGTTGGCATTAGCGGCTCCCGATCCGGCGGATGGCACGGCGCTCTTCTTCGGCGATAGCCTTGCTGAGGTTGTTCTCCAGCTTGCCGACGAGCTGGTCCTTGAGCCGGGGAAGGTTGGCGTCGGACCACGCCTGGAACTTGCCCGTGCCCTCGAAGCCCTTCACTTGGCGGAAGAAGATGCTCGTGTTGTCGCCGCCCACCAGGGCCACCTTGCCCTTCAGGTACGGATACCGCCTCGCCCGGTCGAGCGGCACCTTGAGCGACCGGCCCTTGGCCATGCGGGTCTTGACGCCGTTCTCAATCCACCACGAGTGGAAGCCAAGCTCGCGATTGCTGCCGCCCGCTGCACGACGGTAGCCCACGATGCCCACGGCGGTAGTGGTCTTTTTCTTCTCAAGCTTCAGCCCCACAGAACGACGAAGATTCCCGGTCGGCCCCTTGGGCGTGAGTGACTTGATTTCAGGAATGGCAGACTTCGTGACTTCCCGCACGCTGCTGCCGAGGTACTTCTTCTGCACGCTTTTGGACAGCCCGGCAAAGCCACGCAGCACGCCCTCGACGCCTTCCACGGTCATCACCTTGGCCATCAGTCGAGCTTCTCCGTAACCAGGAGCTCGTGCTCCTCCCGGCGGCCACGCTCGACGACCGAGTCGATCTCAAACGTGCGGCCCTCGCTCACGAGCCGCATCTTGGGCTTGAGCCCCGGCGTGTACCGCAGTCGCACTCGGTGCGTCACGGTGCCCTCGGTCTGCAGGCTGGCCACCCGCTCGGCCCCCGACAGCGGCAGCAGGGCAATCCACCGAGTAGCAAACGTGGAGTAGGTAAACGTCGGCTCGCCGATGCTGTTGACGCCCTCGGTGGGCGTCTCAATCGTCGCCTTCTGGTCCATGATGCCGGCCTTCAGCATGGCTCACGTCCCGTAAAGAACCAGGGTGTAGGACGCGGTGCCGGCGGAATACTGTGGGGAGATATTAAAGATTTGCTGAGCCGATGGCGAGCAATCGCCAACACTTACCCGGCCGAGCGATCTTGCGACTTGCGATTGCGTATCGGCTTCCTCTACCAAGCAGTTTTGGCTCGAAAGGAACACAACTCTTTCCACGCTATTAAACGACACCAAGTTTCCGCTGGCGTCTTTGTACGCACTGGGCTGAACAGAGATCGCGACTGCCGCCGTCCCCGCCGTCCCCGTCACGATCGCCACCTTGCCCGACGTGTACGGCGTCGTGTCGGTCAATGTGATCTTCTTGAGCGACTGCACGCCGCCACTCGTAGCCGAGTCGGCAAAGCTCACGTCAACGGCGATCCGGCCTTCGATGCTCATGCGTACTGCTTCCACTTGAGGGGCTCGAGCAGGGCCGCCACGCCCATCGGCACGTTCTGCCCGGCGTTGCCGACAGCCTCACGGTTGGCGTACCAGTGGCCCACGAGCATCTTGATGGCGTGCTTGGCCGGGGTCGGCACGTTGGCAGCACCGCCGTAGCCGGCCAAGTACGTGATCTGCACCGCCTTGTCGTCAAGCCTCACGCTTGGCCACACGCTCAGGTACAGCGGGTAAATCAAAGCCGGCACGTGGTCGCGGTCTAGGCGGAACTCCTGGGTTCCAGACTGCGCCCACGTGAGTGTCTGCGTGGCACCGCCCGTGTCCACGTACGAGATAGTCACCGTGGCGCTCGCGGCAGTCGCGTTCAATCGCACTGGCGGGCGCGGAAGCTCAATGCGGGTCCCGAAAAAGTCATCGAACGCCACGGTGTACGTCTTGTCGGCGAAGGTGCGGTCGCAGTAGTCCTCGCACCACGTCGTCGCCGCATCGACGAGCGCCCCGATGTAGGCGTCGTCCTCGGTCGTGTCCACGACCCGCAGATGCTCTTTGGCATCCGCCACGCTGATGGGCCGGTCGCCGGTGCCGCTGGCCGTGCTGACGACCAGGCTGCGGTATCGGCTCGCAATCGTGCCGCGGTAGAACAGGCTCACGACTTCGGCCTCCGCCCCCGACGCTTGGGCGTAACCGGCGGGGCCACCGCCACCTCGAGCTCGGCCGGCTCAGGCTGCACCGCGAACCGCAGCTGCGGCTCGTCCTCGACCAGGTCGCCCTTGCCAAACACGACGAGCGAGCGGGCCTGGCCCTTCGGCACCGTGATGACCTGGCCAGCCTTGTAAGCCATAAACGGCCGGCGAATACGCACCTGAACGGTTTCGATGGTCGTGCTCATTTCCAAGCCTGCTCCGGTGCCTTGCCGCCGTGGTCCCAAAACTCGCCGGGGTGCTGCACAAGGCCCTTCATATTTTTGTCAGGCCACTTGAAGTGGACCTCGGCATGCCCAATGCACACCCGGGTGCACACGCCGCACTTCACCCCAGCCTCTTGGGCCACCTGCCAGAAGTGGATGTCGTCGTCGATCCGGCCGT